TGGTGCTGTCGTCCATGACTGGACATTTCAACGGTTGCGAGTATCTCGCCATGAGGAAGGAGGAAATGGGTGAGCAAGCAGAGGGCTAAGGGGACGCGGGCCGAGTCTGGTGTCGTGGAGTTCTTGCGCCAGAACGGATTCCCGTATGCCGAGCGTCGGGCGTTGCACGGGGCATTGGACAAGGGTGACATTACGGGGATACCTGGCGTGGTCATCGAGGTGAAAGATCACGCGAAGATTACGTTGGCCGAGTTCATCTCGGAGTTGAAGGAGGAAGTGAACAATGCCAATGCTGAGACTGGTGTGGCTGTCATCAAGCGCAGGGGTACTCTGCAAGTGGGTGACTGGTACGCCGTGATGCCGGTGTCGTGGTGGGTCGATCTGTTGAAGGAGGCTGGTTACTGATGAACGACCTGCAGGCTAAGCGTCTCATGCAGACGTTGTATGAATTGTGGCAATGCGATGCTTGCGACGAGTATTCGGCAGTCTGGAACGATGGTTGCACTAATCCGTTGCACAAGATTACGGAGTGGTCGTGGGAGGAATATCCGTCATGAAATGGAAACCGTTCAACTCGGGTACGCCGTATACCTGTAAGGACTGTCCGGCGTACGCCGAGTTGATCGCAGACCGTGACCGCTGGAGGATACTTGCCGAGTTTTTGTGTGACCAGCCTCCAAGCGTTGTCGTGCCGGACGAGATTGCACGTCTGTTCCCGCAGCCGATGGTAAGGGAGGAACGTGGTGGTTGACAAACTGAATCATGCCGGCGACCGCATCATCTGGGAAAGCCCAACCGAGATGCTCGATGACATTTGGAAAGCCCGCGCCGAGCGGGATGCCGCACGTCGTCGAGTCAGCGACCTCGAGATGATCATCAAGTTCATGCAGAACGGCGACGAAATCTACGAGGTGCGGTGATGAATACTGGTAGCGAAGTGCAACTGCAGAATCAACAAGCAATCTCGAAAAACGGTGCAGATAGCTCTGGCATGGATCTGTTTGTTTGTTGTCGTTGTGGACAATCTAAACCGCGTGAAGAGTTTTATTCACGGGGGGATGCTAAAAACAAAGGCGTTAGTTATTACTGCAAATCTTGTGATGCCCTAAAAAATAAAGCCTGGCACGCAAACAATCGTGAAAAAATAAATGCACGAAAAAGACACCACTATCAGCAAAATAAAACTGCCATCGTAAAACGTCAGGCGCAATATCGTCAGGAAAATAACGAATACTGGAAAATGCGGTCTAAACAATGGGCGGCTGAAAACAAAGAGAAGCGTCGTGAGGGTTACAACAGGCGGCGGGCAAGGAAGTTAGGCAACGGCACGTTTGTTATTTCGGCCAAGGATCTGAAAAAACTGAACAATAGCCCGTGTTACATCTGTGGTGGGCGGTCGGAACATATCGATCACATAGTTCCTTTATCCCGTGGTGGTTCGCACGGAATCGGGAACTTGGCCGCGTGTTGCGCTAAAGATAACATCAGGAAAAGTAATTTATTTTTGGCGGAGTATTTACACAACCGCATACCGTTGTTGCGCCAACTTGAAGATGGCGACGAAATCTACGAGGTGCAGTAATGGCCATCGGGAGCGGAGCCGAGATTGGCATCGTGTTCGGCAGGTGGGGTGACATGACCGAAGCCGAAAAGGATCATTGGTGCAGCACGTTTCGTGACCGGTTCGGTGCTGACCTACTGAAGGGGTATGCGACCCTGCACTATGCAAGGAGGGATCATGGAGCAGAAGTCATCGAACTCTCGCAACATCGTAGAGCTTGACGAATACGAACTGTTTCACGCAGCCACGGCTGGTGTGCAGCGTCGTATCTCGAGCCTGAAGAAGAATCGTCCCCAGTTGTACGGTGCCGATGAGCGGCGCAACTACTGGGAGATTGACATCATCGGAATGATGGGCGAGTACGCGGTGTCGAAGTACCTGAACATTCATTGGCAGCCGGCGACGAACAAGCGTCTTGCTGATCTGCCTGGTGACGTGGGTCGGTACGAGGTTCGGTCATCGACGTGGCCCGATGCCCATCTGTTGGTGCGTGAAGCTGACAAAGACAAGTCGCCGTACATTCTGGCAATCGTCCACGAATCGTCGGTGGATCTGCGCGGGTTCAAGTTTGGTGTCGATGCCAAGCAACCCGAGTACCATCGTGAGCGTCAGACGTATTGGGTTCCGCAGGCGGATCTTGAGCCAATGGCAATGCTGCCCTTCCTGCTAGGGTAGTTCTTTGTGTCATACAGATCGGAGGTTTATGGGAACTAACTGACCTTGTCCGTTGTCGAAAGGAGCCATCATGCGGAAACGCATCCTGACCCCAGTAATCCTGTCCCTGTCCCTACTAGCCACAAGCCCCGCAGAGGCCGCTGGAAGCCCCGCTGAGGGCCGCAACAGCGATATCTGCACCAAGTACGTCAACCTCGCCAGGAAGGTGGGTTGGCCGAAGTCAGACCGTTGGATGTTGAGACTGATCATGTACCGCGAAAGCCGGTGCCAGCCAACCAGCATCGGACGGAACCGTAATACGAAGGGTGAAATCACGAGCCTAGACCTTGGGTTGCTACAGGTGAATAATCTGTCGTGGCGCAAGTACCTCAAGGATCTCGGGATTATCAAGACCGAAGAGGATCTTCTGAATCCACGAATCAATCTCACCGCTGCACTAGCGTTGAGAACCTACAGCGTTGAGAGGGGACTATCACCGTGGCATCAATGGCGAACAAGCAGTCCGAATGGGTCTGCCGGTTCTGCGGTGTTTCCGTGAAAGTTTTCGTTCGACTGTCAGTACCACCAACACATAGCTGCCGCAAGAAACGGTGGCAGCAGATCAACCTCACCTTGAAAGGGGAGCAATGAATACCATCATCATCACGGGAAACGTGACGAAGGATCCCGAGATCCGTTACACCAACAACCGGACCGCGATCTGCGTGTTCTCCGTTGCCACGTCATACGGCAAGGACGACAAGAAGCAGACCACGTTCCATGACGTGAAGGTTTTCGGTGACATGGCCGAGAACGTCGCGGCTTCGATCACCAAGGGTGTGCGTGTCACGGTCCACGGTCGTCTCGAGAAGTCAACGTACGAACGCAAGGACGGCGGCAAGGGTATGTCGGTTGACATTGTTGCCGAGTCGGTTGCTCTCGACGTGCGGTTCCGTCCTGCGTACGCAGACCAGACCGAGAACACGATGAAGCAGGTGAAGCAGCAGTTCCCTGACGCGCAACTGCTTGACGAAGATCCGTTCTGATGTGAGAGCCGGCGTGATGGCCGAAATACCGGCAACCGAAAAACAACTCAAGATGCTTTGGTCTTTACAGAAACGGTTGGGTATAGAACCGAAATGGTTTGATGACATGAGCAAGAGACAAGCTCAAGAGTTGATCAGCGACATGGTCGATAAATGCACCGTGATTGAAAACATGAAAATAAACCAGTCAACTAATGATTGGTCGTTGTAATTGTGTGAGCATTGTGGGACAGTCTCGCGGGCGTTGACCGTCTGGTCTGTTGAGGACACGGCGTTCTGCGCCTGCGACTGCCATAACGCGCGGCGTTATGACCAGATGAACACGAAACAACGGAAGAAAGCAAGGGGAAAAGATGATCGAAAGACCTAGATGGATGCGTCGGGGGAACTGTGTCGGGGTTGCCGGCACCGTGTTCTTCCCAGACCTGGTGGGGATCAGCGACAAGGTGGCGTTTCGGGAGGCCCGAGCCTTGTGCGAAACCTGCGAAGTGCAGAAAGAATGCCTTGAGCAGGCGATGCGGAACGAACTCGAGCAGCCACGCAGGTTCGGGATGTGGGGTGGCCTGACACCGAAGGAACGGCGCGGTCTACAATCTGAGCGTGACGCGCAAGCGGCGAGGGAATTGCAGCGAATCCGAGTGCAACCTGCCCGCCAAGGGCAAGGGACTCTGCAATCGTCACTACTTGAGGCTTTACCGGACCCAGAACTTGGAGCGTTCGAGGGAAGCTGCTAGACGCTACGCCGAGACGCACCGTGAACAGCGTCAGGAATACAAGCGTTTGTATAGGGCCGAGAATCGGGACAAGCTCCGTGCCGACATGGCTGCGTATCGCAAGCGGCACCATGATCGTGTTCATGCGGGGCGTATGCGCCGCGACCGAAGGCTGAAAGAGAACGGGATATTCCTGGTCACCGAGGCTGACATTCGCAAGCTGCGCCGGCGGCCCTGCTACATCTGTGGTCTGCCTGCCGACACCATCGATCACCGCATCCCGATAGCGAAAGGTGGTCGGCATTCGGTCGGGAACCTCGAGGCTTGCTGCCGATCCTGCAATTTCTCCAAGCGCGATGTCCTGCTGGTGCAGTTTCTCAAGAGAAAAAGAAACCCCGCAGCCTGAGCAGGGAAGGGGATACCTGTCGGCGCGGGGTTTCGGAGCGTGAGACTATCAGACTTTGTGTGTCTCAGTTTGATGAGTCGCCCTTAGTGGTGAACGCATTCGGGCGGCTCGCCCTTAGTGGTGAAAGTCCCCCGCCGGCTCGAGGGTGGCCGGATCGGTGGCCGCCCGTCCGAGGGTGGTGGTCTGGGTTGTTTGTGTCGCGCAACTAATTAGCGGGGTGGTTATGGCATGGCGCGGGGGTGTCATCGGGCCGGCGACGATTACGGCGAGACGGTCGGCAAGGTGATCGGCGGCGAGCTTGGCGCGGGGTGGCTCGATCTTCGGCGCGGTCATGCGGGCATTGTGGGGCATGATCGGCGCGGCGGCGACGGTGGCAGCACACTTGCGCGGCGGGGGTAGTTATGTTCCTAGCGTCATTACTTGCGAAGTGTCATACGCTCATGGCATAATGACGCAAGGCCGGCAACGGGTCGGCCAGAAGGGAGGCCACAAACGTGGCTATTTGCATGGGGTGCGGGGTTGAGTCTCACGCGCTGAAGGTTGCCAGCTGGCAAGACGTAACGGGTGCGGGATCGTGGGCCGGTGGGCCTTCGGTGTCGTGTTTTCGGTTGGTTTGCGGGGCGTGTCTCGACGTTCTCGAATACCGCGCCGACGATGGGCAGATACATTCCGTCACGGCGGCGGCGGTATCGGCAACGGCTGCCGAGATTGTCGCGGCATGGATTGAACATATCGACGGCTTGGCATTTGGCCGCAGGCGGTCGGCATGAGTACGGCGACACTCAAAAGGTCGGCACACGTTGCCACGGTCGCGCTATCTGATCGGCCAATTAGGGTGCGGGTCGAAACTCCGGCGGGGCCGCTTCAGCTTCACGCGGATTCCAAGACGGGGCCGGCGGGTTATTGGGCGGAAGGTCGGCGGCCTGTCTCGATCATTCCCAACGCTTTCGGGCTACCTTCGGGGCCGCTTGAGATTGGCGGCACTTGTCCGCAACTTTCCCCTAACGCTTGTCAATCGTGTTACGCGGCACGCATGGAAGGCGGGCCGTTTGCGGCATTTTCCGAGATGGTTTCGCGCAACCTGGCAACGCTCGAGCGGTTGAAGGAATACGGGCAGGGGGCGGTTGTGGATGCGCTGACGGCGTTGGTAGATCGTTCGACGGCGTTACAAGTTGCCTCGGGTGTTGCGTCTCCGTCGTTTCGGTGGTTGTCATCGGGTGATTTGTTTGCACCGTGGTTTGCGTCGGCGGTGCGTGACGTGCAACGGGCAAGGCCGTCGGTTTCGTTTTGGGGCTATACGCGGTCGGTTAGGTATCTCACTAACCTTTTCGGGCGGTCGTCGTTGCCGAGCAATGCACGGTGGTTTGTCTCGATCGACGCGGACAACGTCGGCACGCATTCTGTAGCGGCGGCGCGGTACGGGTTGCCCGTGGCATACCTTGCGAAGGATCGGGGCGAGCTTGCGTTATTGCGGGCCGTCGTGGATTCGGTGCGGGGCGAGAAGGCGGCGGGTCTGATTTGTCCCGCGTCGGGCGTATGGGCTGCCGATGATCTTGGGCCGTCGTACGTTGTCGGCGCGGATGGTCGGCGGGCCTCGCTTGATCATGGGCCTACCGTCGGGGCGTGTGCAGCGTGTGCGGCGTGTCTCCCTGGCTTGCGGGTGCGGGACATCGCCTTTCTAAGGCATGGTGGGGCGGGTACTGCGGCGACGTGGCAACGGCTCCAAGTGCGTCGGGGGGTGAAGTGATGCGGTGCCAGGTTTGCGGGGGTCGGGTGCATACGGGGGCGAGATGTCGCCATTTTGCGCCACGGCGGGCGGCTCGACGTGTTCCGGCGGCGGTTGTCGTCGGGTTTCGTTGGGTTGTTGGGTTGGTTGGCGTGTACGGCGCGGGTCGCGCATTCGACGCGGCTAACGACGGTGCGGGCAGCTGGTTCGGGGTTTTTGTTGGGTTGGGTTTCACGTTTGCGGCGGTCGTCTGGCCGTCGTCATCATCACAAGAGAAAAGGGGTTAGGTCATGTTGGCAGAGTGTTTTAGGTGTGGGAAGGTGGCCGACGGTGTCGGTACTTGCCCGCTTTGCGGGTCTTTCGCGTTCCACGCTCCGAATACGGGCGGGACGGCGGCCTACGATTTGGGGGGGGCTGACAAGCTCGACGCGATCACGGCGGCGGACGTGGTTTCGGCGGGGCTATCTGTCGTTGTCGCGCCGGAAGGTAGTGCGATTTCGTATGAGTGGCACGGTAATGGGCCGGTGTTCGTCTTGGCATACGGGAAGGCGCGAGAGACGATCAGGGCCGTGAAGGTTGAGACGGTCGGCGACGTGGTGCGGCTTGCGTTGGCAGACTGGCATACCTGCACGGGGTCGCCAATGTTGCCCCGCAAGGTTGGCAAGTATTCGGTCACGTTCTCGGGGTACTTCGACGCGGCAGAAGGTCAGCCGGCGACGGTGGTCAGTTTCGACGCGGGGACGGTGACGGCGTGAAACGTGAGTGCGGGCATTGCGGCGCGTCTCCGGCGTGGTTCGGGTCGCGTGATACTTTCGACGGCTCGCGGGTGCCGTGTTGCCGTCTGTGTCGGGTGAC